TTCTTGTGAGAAACCCATTCCGCTCACACCTTTAATTAAATAGGCTGGAATACCATCAACATAAAGAATAAATCTATTCTTTAATTTTGGTTCAAAAGCGGTAAAAAATATTTCGTTTGGATTTAAAATTGCCATTTTATTTTATTGTTTTGTTATAAATATTTTGTCTTTAAAAAATTATGCTGGGAAAGTAGCTCCTGTTGGTAAAATGTTGAAGTTCAAGTAAATAAATTCAGCAGTCTTAGTAGGTTGAATATAAATAGCTCCAACTAATTGATTTCTATCAATTACATCTGCGGTATTATTTGAATCATCCATTACTACTTTGAAAGCATACAAACCTTGTTTTTGTTGTACTGAAGTTAAATAAGGATTAACTTGAGCTAAGAAACTATTTCTTGTAGCAATTGTATTTTGTTCAAATACTAAAGTATTACTAATTTGAGAAATATAAGTTTTTAAAGCAATTAACAAACGACGAACATTTACACGGTCAAGAGCTGATGCTTGAGTTTGCAATGTTTTCTGACCATATACTACAGTTCCAGTTCCTGGGAAAGTAGCAATTGGATTAACTTTACCTGTGTATAAAGTATCTCTTTGAGCTTGTGATAATTTTTGTTCAGCTCTAATTACTTGAGATAAACCACCTCTGTTAATACCAGCAGGTGCAAACCATGGCTCACTTACTAAATCATTGAATGCATAAACACCACCGATTACTGTTGAAGCTGGAACCCAAACGCTTGCTCCTCTATCAGGATCAACTACTTGAACCCAAGGCCAATAAGAAGCAGCATATGAAGTATTACGAGAAGCAGCTTGTGTGTTTGTAGTTACTACAGTTGAACCATAAGGTACTAAATCTAATACAAAAATACTATCTCCTCTGTTTTGAGTATTAGTAATAATTGAAGTACATTGAGAAGTTTGTAATGAGTTAAATAAACCAGGAGTTAACAACACATTAAATCTGTAGTCATCAGCATTTGATAATAAACTGATCATGTTATTATAGCTAGCACTTGGAATACCTTGAGATCTGTTACCATCAGTAATTGCATCATAATATTGACCATTTGTAGATATTGTACCAATAGCTCCTGTGAATGAACCACTTGTGTTTACAGGAACTGAAGATGTAAATGCTGATTTTGCTATACCATTGTTATCAAAATAGTTAGGGGTTAAAGAAACTACTGATTTGATTCTAACATATTTAGAAGCATTTGGATAAGAACCAGATACTTCAATTTGGTTATTAGTACCATTGTAATTTAAAGTATAATCACCAATTACTTTAGCAATATAATTAGGGGCAAAAGGATCTAATGATAAGTTTGTCCAAGTTTCTAAAACAATTTTATTATTAGTTGTATCATTACCTTGTCTGATTAATAATGAGAAAGTACCAGATGAAGTATCTGCGTTTTGAATTTCCCATCTAATATTATCTATTGAACCTGATTCTAATGAACCTGATATGTCTAATGAACTTGAACTGTTCATTATAATACCTTCAGAAAGAGTTTCTAAAATGAAAGATCCAGATGTGTTACTACCACTTGCTGCAGATGTTGCTGATGTATATGACCCTGATGCTACTCTTGATACTAATAATGTTTCTCCACCATTTACAAAATAATTGTAAGCTGCAATTGATGTGAAATAAGAATAAACATTACTTGCACTTGTAAAAGTCGTACCAAAGATGTTTTGATATTGACTATATGAAGTAACAATTGTAGGAATTTCTACAGGACCTTTTACAGTCGGGCCGACAATAGCGGCTCCAACAGTTATTGGCTGTTGGGAAATAAATGACTGGTCATTTTCTAATGCTAGTACGCCAGGTGATATTAAAGTTGATGCCATTTTCTTAAGTTTTTATTCTGTTATAAATATGTTAAAAGTTTTTAAAAAATTAATTAAAACCGTAATAATTAAGAATAAAATTCATTATTATAATTTTATATAAACAACAATAAAATTTACATCATCATTTGTAGAAGCACCTATATCTTTAATTAAAAATGCACCTGAGTTTGGAGCTGTTTCTTCTACCATTAAAGCATTATTACCTGGGGAGGTTGAACCGGATGCTTTAGTTGCTGTAACCCAATATTGAGTTTGAAATGTTCTGCCTGTTAGTGCTAGGGGATTAATTACTGAGCTGATTCCTGATGCTAAAGTAATAGAACCTGCTAGTATACCTAAACTTCCAGGAAGAAAATTACCACCACCTCCTTTAGGAGCATAACCTGGTAAGTTGTTGTTGTTGATGTAACTTGCTGCTGTAGCGTCTCCATTTAATGAACCTGTAAATGAACCTGTAAAACTCGATCCTGAGATGCTGCCAGTGATTTTTGTACTACCTGTTATAGTTAATGAACCCGATAATATGATATCATATTGAGTAGTACCTGTAAAAGCATCTATAGATTGAGTTACATGACCTACTTGAATAGTGGCTCCGGTTGTTATTCCTGTTTTAGATAATATTGCCATATGTTATAAATATTAACAAAGACAACAAAAGCACCCCATTAAGAGGTGCTTGTTTAGAAGTTAAAATTAATTATTGATTATATTGAGCAAAAGGAATAAATACTCCTTTTTCAATGTCAATTTGACCCTCACCATATTTAGTTTGAATGTCTTGTGCAAATTTGTTTTGCTCATCACTCATGCCAATCATGTCTTGTTTGATTTGGTCTCTACTTAGTTCAAGATTAAGTTTTTGCAACTCAATTTGACCCAAATAATTAATTAATTCTTGGTTTTTTGCTTGAAATTCTTTGAATTTCTCGATTTCTTCGATAGTTAAAGTAACTGGTTCCATGTTTTATTTTTATAACGTTATATTTTTATTTAAATTACTATATATTATAAATATATGTAATTATTTTTAAATTTCCAAATTAACATGAATAAGTGTCAATAATTTCTCCAGTAAAACTTAACTGTACTGAGAGAGGAGGACCTGTTATATCTGTTTTCCACCATCCAAAAGCCCCATTAACTGGAATAGTTCCGGCAGCATCATAATAAATAAAGTCTCCAATACCTCCTGTACCTGAGTACCACATATCAATAGGGGTTGGCATTGGTGGTGGGTCTGGTGGAGGTAAGGGATTTGGATTACAAGCATCAATTCCTGAACCTGCAGGATAATAATTAGGGTCATCATAAATAATAGATTGAGTTAAAACTACCCCTCCTCCTCTAGATGATGCTATAATACCTATAAATGCTCTTGAAAACATATTATGCTAAATCTCCAAATACATACCATTCATCTGTTGCTCGTTTTACTAAAGTTGCAGCAGAATATTGACTTGCTAAATTTAATAATCCACCAGCACTATTTAAAGTAACACCTCCTGCTGGTGCTATAGTAGTAGGACCTGTGTTTTGTTGTACAACCATAATTTGAGTACCTACAGCAAGGGGAACAGATGCATTAGTTGGAACTGTTAATGTGTTTGGGGCAGCACTATTCATTTCAATTAATTTATCAGCATCTGTTGATGCTAAAGCATAACTACCTCCTTGGCTATTAAAAGATATTACAGGGGATGATGTTAAAACATTACCTGATGTGTCAACAGATAAAACAGCTACTGCTGTACCTGGGAATGCTGATACACTGTTGTATCCGGGTAATGCCATTTGTAGGTTATGCATACTCCACCAAGCAACTTCTCCAGTACTTCCAGCATTTGTACCTTTTAGTATTCTTAATCTGTTTTGATATAGATCAATAAATGAAGCTGAAGTGTAAGTTCCTCCGGGAGCGCTAAATCCAATTTGTCCTCCTTCATTTGAAGTATCACGAGCTCCTAAAGTTAAAGTATTTTCATTGGGTCCTAATGAACCAGATCCTATAGTTAAACTTCCTGTAATTAATACTCTTTGATTTAATGTATTAACAAAAGATGCTGTACTAGCAAAAGATGCTGAAGTGACACTTCCCAATAGATTTTGTGCTGTTGTTGCAAATGAAGCAGTACCAGCAACACTGCCTGAAAATGATCCTGTAAATGATCCTGTATAGGATGAAGCTGACACGTTAGATAGAACGGCAGCAGAACCTGAGTATATTAGTTTTTTCCAGTTTGGCATAAAAATTATTATGGTTGGTTACTAGAATTGTCTAGCCCACTTCCCTTTCGGGCCAATAATATCAATAATACATATTAGTTAGAAGGTGTCTTACTTGTTTTCTTTGCTTCTTTTGCAATAAGAAGTTCAAGTTGGTGTTGACGTTCCTGTTCTGCTTGAATACGCTCTTGCTCTTGCATTTGTCGATTCATTTGGATTTGGAAGGCAGCTTCATCTAATTTGTTTTGTAAGGCAGATACTAATCTAGCATTTCTACCGGTAATAGAAACCACATCTACAGATTGTAGAATTATAGTGATTTCATCAAGAGTAAGTTCTATTGGGTATTCCATAATTATTTATCCAAAGATAAATACTGGTTTTGCAATTTCAAAACTAAATTATAAAGAGATTCAAGATTTTCTCCTTGAAAGGTAGATTGCTTTATTAAATTAATCAACAAAGCAATCTCTTCTTTAGTTAAATTATTAACATTCATATTAACCTGCATTGGTTCAACATTACTTGGTGGAACTGAATTAGAACTAAAAAAACCCATATGTTAAAGTATTAAGAGAATATCCAAATCGATTCATCAGATGAGTTAACATACATGTTACCGTATCCTGTAGCAGCTCCCCATACTGGATTTCCACCAGGAGCACCTGTTGAACTTGAAACTGATACTAAATAAGAATCAGGAGTAACTGAAGTTGCAGTACCTGATACATTATAAGCAATACCAAATCTACCATAAGAACCTACTGCATCTAAATAGAAAGCAGAACCAACACCCGATGCACTATACCCCATAACAATACCTGAATCTTGTAATGCTGAGGAGCCACTATTTAATAATATAAATTGGTCTTTAACATATAAGTTAGTACTGTTAATAAATGATGCTGTACCATTTACTCTTAAATCACCACCTACTGTTAAGTTATTTGTTACGGTTGCTGCGGCTAATGTAGCTAAAACACCTACACTTAGATTATCAAATCTTGCGGTTGGAGATACAATTTCACCAGCAATTGCAGCAGGTGCTACAACTGAAGGAGTTCCTGCTGAAATAAATCCTAAATCTGCTTTAATATTACCATTTGATGATGATATTAAAGTTTGAGCAGTTAAATCTCCACCTGAGTGAACTCTACTAGAACCTGTGATACTAGAACCGGAAATATTAACAGCATAGACTGTAGCTAATCCTGTAAGAGCAGTAACTGTACTTCCTAATGCTTGTGAAGTTGCACCAAATGTAATAGCACTATTTGCTAAGTGACCATTTTGAATACTACTTGAGTTAATAACTGCTGTAACTGATGTTCCTGCTGTTACTGTAAAATCAATATAAGTACTGTCTACGAAATTTGCTGTTTTAAAAACTTCATTATCAACTCCAGCTATAAAATGAGTAGAACCTGTATTTAATGATACTGCATCCGCTGCAACTGAAATGCCATCTCCTGCACCTACTGCTAAAACACCATTAGTAGATGCTAAACCACCACCTGCGGCAAAAGTACCATATGATCCACTATCAAAAGTAAATACACCTGTTGAGTTATTATAACCTAAATAAGCAGAAGCGGCAAGTAAAGTTCTAGAACCTGTAATAAAGTGTGCTGAAGAAGTATTCAACATAATTGTATTACCCGTACCAACTGCTTTAGTTAAGCCTGAGCCTGTAATTTGGGTTGTAATATCTGCTAAAGAAATCTTTTGAAGTGCTGCGGAACCTGATACTACAAAGGGTTGGTTTGTAATTTCAGTTACAGTTCCAGGAATGTTTAGTCCAGTTGCGGTAATACCTGTAATACCAGTACCATCACCTACAAATGAACCAGTAAATGAACCTGATAATTTAGTGGTTGATTGTAATGTAGTAATTACCTGGTTTGCACCAACGGTTGATGAGTTTAATATAGCATCACTACCTGAGACTATGACTTTTTTCCAACTTGCCATTATATTTTATTTATTTATTTATTTATTTATTTATTTATTATACATATTACAATCCTACAAAAAAATCACCAGAAGCCGAATACATGAATCCTCCTGTTATAGCCGTCGGAGTATTGTAGTAAGCTTCCATTACCATTACTCCTTGGTTATTAAATTTAAGCAATTCACGAGAAGAGGATTGAATTAAAAAGAGATCAGTTACATTAACAGATGCAGTTATTGAACCTGTTGATATGTAAGTTGCATTTCCTCCACCACCCCCACCAGGTAATGATGATGTAACAAATAAAACATTGTTTGATGTATCAAACATTACAGTGTTTACTGTTGGACTAGGAGAATATGGAAATGCTAATCCAGGTAACGCTACTGAGGGAGAGTTTAATATTATTGTAGTAGATGAAGCATTAATGTCTCCTATTAAATTAAAACCACCACTAATATTTGTTGATCCTGTAATTGTAGTAGAACCTGAAATTAGTAGGGATTGGGTTAACGGATTTACATAAGATGCTGTTCTAGCATAAGATGATGTAACAGCAAACGAACTACTTAGCGCATATGAAGCACTAATAGCGTTTAATGTAAACGATGATGATATGGCTTGTGAAGCCGACGCAGCCCAAGAACTAGTGCCTAATAACGACCCAGTAAATAATCCTACAAATGATCCTGTGAATGATCCTGAGAATGAACCTGTATTACTTAGAAATTGATCTACTCTATTTGCTGTTACAATAAGTGAAGGTATGCCTGGTACTACTCCAAATGATGATTCTGCGTGTAATCGTACGTTAGCATCAGGTGAATACCACATTAATTGAAAGTAGTCATTTGCAGCAGCATTAACAAAGAAATTCCA